TACATTTTCTTTCATATTATCGGTTGTCACCATCACCTTTGATTTTGTTACGTTCCATTCTAGACTTTAGTTTGTCCACATTGGCTTGTGCAACCTCTTCTAGTGTCACACCAAGGTCATCAGCAAGTGCTGAGATGTACCATAGCACATCACCTAGTTCCAATCCTACACCAACGAGAGTCTTACCATCTCTCATATGTTTCTTAACTTTTTCGGCGACCTCACCAGCCTCTCCACACAAACCTAATGTTGGATATGTAATTTTACACTCATCTGGATAGATTGCTGTTGATCGTGCAAATTCTTGATATTCGTCAAATGTCATTTTTTGTCCCACCTATAAAAGATATGATCACCAATTTCTGTTGTCTTTTGTTTAGTCTTTGCCCATGAGGGCGTAACATAATCAGCATGGTAGAACAACGCACCATCTGTTATATCTATAAACTTAATCTCATTACGCATGATTACAGTAGATAAGTCAATGGTCTTTTTGTAAGCTTCTTTATCTTTTGGAATATCATCTTTACCATCACAATACCAACTAAATTGGCATCTATTTTTTATTGGATAAAATGTACCATTATTTTTCCATGACTTTCTTGTGGGCCCCTGTTTAACAACCTCACATACTGTATTGGGGAATCGTTTATCGTTCACACGATTTATTACAACAGCAGTTACAGCAATTTTACCCGCTGTACCTTGATCTCTTGCTTCATGATACATGTTTAATGCAAGACACTCAATTGTTTTTGTGGATGTGAGAACAATTTTCTCAGGGATAGGAGCATCTGATACGTTAACTCCAATCATTAACATTGCAGCTATAAAATCATTCATAACCGTATTGCTCCATAAACATTTCTGTTAAAGGTGCTTGTAACTTGTAAGCTTCGACTTCCCAAGGTTGTCTCTCATATTTTGTGTCACTATAGTTACGGTATTTACCGTCCTTGCATTTCCACAATTGCTTATAACCACCCTTGAACTTGTCTTTCATGCGACCAGTAGCACCCTGCCACACATGAACCATTTCATGCACAATGGTTTCGATAAACTCCTTTTTACAGACAGTTCGTCCCAAACGTTTGTCAATTTGAATATTATATTCACGATCATCATCACCACGATAACAGAATCCTAAAGCCCCGTCTTCGAAGGTTTTACAAAACTCAAAATTAATATCCATGACACGGTGTCTAGGCATTAGCATATCCATGCACCACCAGACAATCTCTTCTGCCAGTTCACGTTCTTTTTTTATACCACCAGTAACTTCGATATTAAGCAATCACTTTTTCCTTTTCATTTCTCATCATAAGTATATTATCGCACATTCTGGTAGATTTGTCAAGGAAAAAGTGATCTTAAATATCGTTTGGCATCAATAAGTTAGTATTTTTTTTAGAAGTTTGCTTCGTGGCCAGGCAGAATTTCAGTCGGTTCTGGTTGCATATACGAATCAGTCCAGTTGAAAGCCTCCTTAACTACAGCATCAGATAGTCCCTTATACTTCCTATGAAGGGCTCCATCCTTTGCAGAACAGACAAGATCAGCCTCTTCAGCAGATAGTCCCTCTAGCAGTTGAACAAACATATTTTCACGCCGTAGGGGCGTTAGTTTAGGATTTCCCCCCTTGATGAAGTGAAACAGAAGCCGTGACTCATGAGCCAGATTTGTATGATCAGTTCCAGCTGGAGCATCATTTTTTTCATATGGAACGTCACCCTCTGGTAAATCCCATTCGATTGAAGGGTCAAATGATGCTTTCAAAATCATACGAAGAGGTTCCGTATTGTTCTCTCTTAAAATTCTGACTTTTTGTTCTTTGGTCTTTGCTTTGGCAACTTTCGCCAATACTTCTGAAATAAGCGGTGTCATATTAAAAATCTCCTATTGTTTCCATGAGATTCTTCAATCTCTTTTCTATAAAGTAATTTAGTAGTTTACTACGATCCCCTTCTGGGGCATCATGATAAGCTTGAACACACTCTATATGTAATTCTATAGGTGATTCTTTCAAGTCAATCAATTTCTTATTTCTTTGATAATTTCTTCGTACCTCATCATTAGGAAGTAATTGTTCACACAATGGGCCTGCCCACTGTTCAATCTTTTTCTTACCTAAAGGTTTTTGTCTAATACCGTCAACAAAAGTGTTGTCAACAGAAAGGACATTCGGCACTCCATCACTGGTATCACCTTTCAAAATATGTTCATACAGATATACATCTGGATCAATTCCACTCACAAATTTCTTAGTGATTGGACTATACTGTGTTACGTTCTTGTATTTATGTAGTTGAATAAAGTCCTTATCACCAGATAAGATTAAGGTCTTACCGTTGTCAAACTCTAATTCACCAGCAAGAGCAGCAATGATATCATCTGCCTCTGCACCATATACTTCAAGAACCTTATAAGGCATAAACTCAATGAGCTCATCTCTTATATTATTAAGACATTTAAAGATTGCATCCCAATCATGACCAGAGCCTTCTCTAGATTTCTTACGATTTGCTTTGTATTGTGGAAAAAAGTCTCGACGCCAATAGTGTTTGGAATCGTAACATATCACCAATTCACCATATTCATTAAGGAACCTCTCACGATACATACGAAGAGAGTTAAGTATCATATGGCGAACCATACTCTCATCTACCTTTGGTGCTTTTGTTAGATGCAAATGCATCATAACACTAGCAACCGAAATTTGGTTCATATCAACTAGAATCATTATTATCTTCTTTCATTTCAAGTGCAACACTCTTTCTAACAGTATTAAAGCTAACTGTAATTCGTTTATCAGTTTGGTTTTCAGTAGTATGATGATCAAGCCAACTAGGAAAAATTACTAATGATCCACTAGCAGGGTGCATATTTACAACTCTTCCTTCTGGAAATGTAAAGATAAGAGGAGCGCTTCCTTCATCTACATAAGGATAATACGCACCACTAACCACACTTCCTTCTCTATCGTCCCAAGATTCAACATGCCGATGCCTACTAACCTTATGTCCTTCACCTAAAATATTAAACCAACTAGATGATATAACTGAAGTTTGTAATTTATCATTCCCTCGAACATATCCATTGATACATTCTTGAATTTTTATCATCAAAGGTTTAAGCTCTTCTTTAAATAAAAATTCTCTATCAATCTCATAACTACTTAAACCAGAAACCAAATGATAATTTCCAGTTGTAGACTTATCAATAACCTCAATACAGTTATCATTAAATTTGTTTAGATTAAAATTTTCAATCATCATGTTTTCATGTGGGCGTTAAAGCTCATACTTCTTCTCTCACCTTCGCTATAAAAGGGGTATACAAAATGTTTTAAGTAAGATGGAAACACCAGTATCGTACCAACCTCTGGTTTAAATTTTATTGTATCACTTCTCATATCAGAGTTTTCACCATACATGAACTCAATGAGCCCATTAGTAGGATAGTGGTCTGTGAACTCTTTGTCAAGTTCCTTTTGCATGTTGGAGGGAATTTTTAGATACACTACAGCAGAAAAATCTCCAGTATGGTGATGATAGGGATTGTACTCTCCAGCATATTGACTAACAATCCAACTATGCGTTAGATGTATATTATCTAATGTTGGTTTGCTTTCACGCCCTGCAATTTTGTACCAACCATATGCTCTATTCTTAGAAATAATAAAATTAAGATAGTCTACACAAGCTTGTCTCATAGTTGTAAATAGTAAATCTCTATCGTCAGCATCGTCAATTGGAATTTGGATTTCCTTACTTACTTTACCAACGAGTTTATGTGACCAATCCCACTTAGCACTTTTCTTATCACTCGATAGAACGTCATCACCAGATGCGTTAACAATATCTATGAACCTTTGAGAAACCTTAGACTCCATAATTGTAGGACTAAAGACTTCTAGAAATTTAGGCCGGTGTTTTTGGGTCTTTTTCTTCATCATCTAATCCCTCAATTATTTTATTCATCACAGCATCATTCAGACCTCTATAATGATCATCTTCATCTTCTTTCTCATTAGGGAGTTTTGTTTTTGTAAATGCTGACATCACCTTTGCCATCGGATGCCCATATCCAACTTCTCTATATAAACAAGCTCTAACTGATTCAATAATGAACCCCATGTCACGCAAAAAATCATCTGCATCAACTTCAAACGCATTTTCCCGTATAGTATGTATCATCTGAACCATTAAAGCTTCAGTAAGATTATCACAAAACACAAGATTTTCTTGCATTTCAAGGACATCAAGCTCTGGAATAACAACCTCTTTTTTAGATTTTATTTTCCAAGGGCCCTTAACTACGTTTCCGACTTTTTCTTCTTGGTTTTTCATCTTTTTCCTCGATTCCGTTATCAGAATTGTACATTTCTTTAGTGTAAACAGCACCTAATATTGGATACCATACACCAACATCAAATTTTGGTTCACCTTTATTAGGTCCATACCAATGATAAGATTGAGCAACACATCTACGAGTAACCTTCTTTTCTTGATATTCTCCGTAGAAACAATCGCAGTAGTCACCATCTCGTAGGTAACGTTTTAGATTTCTAACATAACCTTCATGAGAGCATTGCTTTGCATATGAACCCTTGACC